CTCCAAACTCTGGTATACCTCCAGCGTCTCCTCCACCTGCTACTCCGCCTCCTTCACCACCTACGGCAGATTCGCCACCAGCTAATTCACCAACAACAGCTTGCTCTTTCCAGCTAGGCCCTGCTGCCTGAATTTGTGATAACTCCCATTGTAGCTCAGCATCTTTTCTAAGAAACTCTCTATTTGCTAGAATATCTTTATCCTTCCAACCAAGATATTTCTTCTGCGCGTAAGTAGCAGATACAAATTCTGAAGACGCTAAATTGTTAAAGTTACCAGCTTTTAGTTCAAGTCTTTGATTTTCTCTTAACTCGTAAAAATTAGTCGGTACGTTAAATTCAATCTCAATATTTTGTTCTGAGAGATCAAGTTTCTTAAATATACCCATTAGAGTTAAATGAGTAATAAACCCTTTCTTTAATCCAGCTGCAAATCTTTGCTGCTGTCTCATTACGAATCTAGCAAACTTAAGTTCTTCTCTTAATATAGTTGAACCATCTGCTGAAGCTTGATCGTTAGGATCTAGTCTAGTAGAAGGTACTTTAAGAGCTCTGTATAGCTTCTTAATAAAGTACATTAGATCTGAAAGCTCACCTAAATTTTGACCTCCAGCTAACTGACTTACTGAAGTACCTTCTGAACCTTGTCTTTTTGCAAACCAGAACGCATCCAACATTGATTGTGGATTAAACTTCTTAACTACATTATCTTGATCTAAATCAAAAGTCTTCTTTGACCAATAATTTTGAATAAGTTTCTTTAAATAAGCTTCTGCCTTGGGTGGAGCCATATTACCCACATCCACATTAAAGACTAGTCTTTCTGGAGCTCTAACCAATCTATAAATCACTATAGCATCCTCAATTAAAGATAACTGCCTATAAGGACGTCTAGCATTCTCTAAAAATGGTATGCAAAAGTTTTTAGTTTCATTATAAACACCAGAATTAATATAAGTAATCTGGCTTTGATCCATTGGTATAAATTCAATCTTTTCTATCTTCTTAGGATTTTCTGGACTGTATATTGGCTTTCTATAAATATACCCTTTAATAAGCATATTTTGTATATTATTATATACTGGATCTATAACTTCAGCTGGTAAATTTATTACCCCTAGAATACCATCTTCAACAAAACCTTCATGAATAATTTGCTCAAAGAATAATTCACCCTCAACTAAAAGCTGTCTAAAATACTGCCAGCCTCTATTTTTTAAATCATAATATTCTACATATCTATGAAACTGCTTCTCCACTTCTGTTTTCTCTTCAACAGTTAAATCTATTTCTTTTAACTGTAATTTAGTTATATAACCAGACTCATCTGGATTTACTGTTTCATCGCAAATTTCATCTAAAGCATCTGCAACCTCGGAATAAGCAGCTATAATTCTATAATCACGTACTCTACCACCTTTATCTTCTTGAATGTTAGCATACATAACATCCCCAAAAGATGAATCTTTTGCAAAATCTCCAATAGGTATATTATTGTATGGATTAGAAGAAGAAATAGAAGCTTTTGCTAGCGCTTCCGCTCTCTTCATACCTGTCTTTTTAAATATATTATACTTGGGATTAAGCTGATCACCTTCTGGTTCCACATTAGAGTAAGGTAAACGATTTTGAATATATTGGACTAAGTTTCTTCCAAAAGTAGATGCTCTTCCGTCGTTCGTTACATAGGAACGGTTTTGAGAGGGTGTTGATGATGAATCCGCCATTGTATTGTGTATATTTATTCTAAGTTAAGGATAGAGCTAGCAGCTTGATAAGAAGAAGCCCAACCGGCTTCATTCGCTGTAACAAAAGTAAATTTACCTGACCCACTTAAGGTTGATGTCGGTAATGATATACTTACTAAATTATCTGTAGCTATATTATATAAACTATCATCCAATTTGTAAGCACTAATAGTCTCTAATTTAGCAGAAGTTATCTTCTGGAAGTCGGTAAAGAAGTCAAGCTTGTTAGCACTTAAATATAAAGAATTACTATAATTTAAAGCTTTACCATATAATAAGAAATTATTAGTTTGTGAACTAATAACATTTGTAGTACTTCTTAACTGCTCAAAAACGCCCGAAGTAGTATAAAAAATATTGGTAAATTCAGGTATACCTGAAACAGTAATAGTTTCTGTATAATTGGTAGGTACCGTACTATCATAACCTGAAAGAGCACCATACCCCTGCTCTATATATGACTTATTTGAAATCTGCTTATCCAAAGGAGAGTAGATTCTATTTTGTAAATCTACAGCTATAAAATTATTGTCAACTTTATAGATATTACCAGCAGTATCTTTTTCTTCCGGAAATAGCCAACCTTTAATAGTAAAAGAAGTATCTACACTAATTCTAAATTTTTCAGAATAACTTGTATCTGTAGGTGTTGAGTAATTTAAACTACCACTCCATAAGACCTCACTTCTTATTTCTTGATCATAGTTTGCACCATATTCTTCTGGTACTTTCCAAGTTAAAATAATATAAGGGTTATTATAAGGTACGAAGTTTGAAATTATTTGATCTACGTCTTGCATGTATCTAGCAAGTATAGACATACTAACCTCTAAATTCACCGGTACGGGCATTAAAAATTTAGAAGAGCTTTTAGCATGTTCACTTTGAGTAGAAGGTACTAATCCACCGGTCAACTTATTAAATACACGAGACTCGTCTCTAGAAATACTATTAAGATTTATAGCAACTACAGGGAGCGTTATATTTTGCGCTTTGTTTACTATATCATACATTACCCTTTGCTTTGGAGCAAATACATACCTTACGTCAATATTAGATTTGGCGTTTCTATTTTTATCAAATCTACTTATAACCGTATCATCAAACGCAGCTACAAACTGAGTTAGTAAATTTTTAATTTCGAAATGAAATGCTCTATTCTTCATACTGTCTTATATATTTATTACAAAAACCTGTCAATAAAATATTTAGGCAATTTATGTCTGTTATTAACAACACTTTCCGCAATTGAACCATCTAGGATATACGTTATACAATGATCTTTATGAGATCTAACACCTCTTCCACAAGACTGGATTAACGAGCAAAGCATTTTATTCATATACCAATTAAAATCTCCTTTCATTAATTTTTCAATACGTTTATCTTTAGTGGGAAGGTAAGGCGCTTTAACAATAATTTGAAATCTAGCTAGTTCGTCTCTCAAATCTACTCCATGCGACATAGAGGGAGATATTAATACAGTAGGATCATCATTAACGTAATGCTGTTCTAATATTTCTTCATTCCTTACACCCGGTTCCCTAATTAAAAAACGTCTATCAGATAACGTATTAGCTAAAAAAGAGGTAATAGTATTATTATGAGTGTGTATAATACCTTTATCACCTTTATGAAATTCGCATATATCCTTTATCTGTTTTACTACCTTAGGTAAACTTCTTTTTAAATTATGGTAATTTAACTTTACTTTAGTATTACAATATATAGGCGCGTTTTTAGCATCAAAAGATGATTCAGCTTCTACATATTTAAATTTTTTGATACCTAAGCTCTTACAGAAGTTATTAGGATCAATAATAGTAGCAGACATTAAGATTACTTTATCAGCATATTTAAATAGGTGATTAGAAAGCTTATCAACTTTAAGAGGCATAAACGTTATGCCTTTTTTATCAGCTTCAAATAGATATTCACTCTCATTCCACGTTTCTAAAATTAAAGATAATTTAGAATGAAGATTTCGTAAAGTGATTAAATTACTCTTTGATTCAATAATAAATTTTTTATTAACCTTACCCTTATTATTAGTAGCCTCTTTTAAGTCCTCTATCCTATCATTAAGATCTATTATTAGCTCATTAATCCATTTTACTACTTGTAAGCTATTTCTTGAGTAAAAGGGTCTAATATTAACATCCAACCTAGTAAGACTTTCAAAATTTATATTACAAGAAAACTCTTTAACCAACTGATCTTCTAGCTCAGCTGCCTCATCACATATAAGAAACTCTCTCTTCTTTAAGTGATCTGGTAAAGAGAAAAACATATTATAGTTTAACGTATTGAACGTTGATGTTAAAGCAGTATTTCTATCTTCGTAATAAGGACATTTATTAAGAGCCCAGCATTCTTCCTTAATTTTAGGTAGATGTAAGCAAGGAGCTAACTCTACAGTAAAGCGGTTATCAACCTCACATTGATAGTTTGACTTACCTTTAAGCACCTTAACATCATCAAATAATTCTTTATATTGATCTTGTAATGCTTTAGTTATAGTTAGCGCAGTACATCCAAAAGGCCTCTCTTCTTCACATTCATCTTCATACGTATAGCCACCACCATGCGTTCTTCTATACGCTAAATAGTTAGTTACTAACTCTCTAAACTCTTTAGTAGGTTGATTAGATACGTTACCTATAGTTTTAGATATAAACGATTTACCAGAACCAGTAGGTGCATTACAAACAACAAACTTATGACCATCTTCAAAAGCTTGATCAATATTCTTAAGTAACTTTACTTGAGCCGAATTAGGAGTATAGCCATCCGGGAAGCTTTGAAGTAAACCGCCTATCACACTTTATTTTAAAGTAGTTCCATCTGAAGGCAATATGTATACTAAATTATCATATAGCTTAGATTGCGAAGAACTATCTAAAAACTTT